CGGCTTTAAGGGTGTAGTTCCTCCAGATACAGCAAAAAAAGAACTGGAGAATGAGACTCAGGCGTTTGCGAAAATGATTGCAGACGACACTAAAGAAATTGTAGAACAACAAAAACAGTGATTTTATGGCAGCAGGATTTAAGTATAATCTTGAACCGGAAGTTGAGCAGGAAGAACGCTACGACGTAGAAACCGGACGCAGACGCAGAGGCCCGTACAAGTTGGACACAACCAACCTCGTTGTCGGCTCGTACTTGCCCTCATTCACACCGATTGCAGCTGACTTGGTGAAGAAAACATCCCAAGTGGCTATCCGTGTGGAAGTATATGAAAAGTTTACAACAGGTTCCAATACCACATTGAAAATCAAAAAGAACTCTTTGGCTTACAAGGGTATGCACTTGGGTAACGGCGCACATGGAGCGACAATTAATGCTATCGACAAGTCTGACAAGGCTTTCGATAAATTGACATTGGCGGCAGACTTCGGGGAGGATTTGGAAGCTGGAACAGTTCTTTATGAAGCAACGGCAGCAGACGGAACTACTCCGAAGGTTATTGCAAACTCAGCCCTGTATGAAAGGAAACAGGTAGAGGACGGTATCGTGTTGGTAGCTCTTCTGATGCGCGCGTTTGAAATTGAACCTACCAAGCTGGCAATGCCTTTCGCTGATATTGACAAGGCTAATATGCCGCATTTCCAGTTTAATGCTCCAGATGTTAGACAAGAAAAAGAAACCGTATCTATTCCAAAGGCTTCTTCCAGCCAGGATGGCTTGATGAGTAAGGAAGATAAAGCTAAATTGGATGGTGTTGCATCACAAGCTAACAAATTTACATTAGCAGCAGCTACTGCTTCCGCACTTGGAGGTGTAAAACAGGGTGTTAAAGTGGATGATGCTACTGGGCAAGAAGATGCACATACGAAATTGAATGCTCTTTTGGCGTCTTTGAGAACAGCAGGTGTAATCGCAACAAAATAAAGGAAGGAGGACTAAGATATGATGCTAACTATTCAGACATTGTTTAATGACCCGAACATTGTAAATGCAGTGATTCAGCGTGTCCTCCAAACGAGAAAGGACACTATCTACTGGCGGCAGTATCTTGACTTCCGCAGAACAACTACCCGTGTATTCAAAGACTACATTGGTCAGGTTACGGGTGTGATGGCCGGTTCCATCAACTCCCGTTATGGTGAAAAGCCTATCCGTGAACGTAGGAATATTGGTTCGGGATATGGCGAAATCGCCTATTTGGGTGATAGATACCAAATCTCAATCGACCGCTTGTCTGATTTACAGGACTTGATAGACAAGTATAATGCTGCCAAACCGGAAGACCAGAAGGCTGCCATGCGTGACATCGTGGACTTCATCTATGACGATTACCGTCAGGTATTGCTGGCACCACACAAGCGTATGGACATTATCGTAGGCTCTCTGTTGATGACTGGAGCAGCAAGCGTGAAGAACAAGGACGACAATGCCGGAGGAATTGACTTATTGAACATCGACTTGCCGTTCAAGTTTATCAAGCCGGACACAGAGGATAAAGACTATTTCGTCACTTACTTGCAGCAGAAACTGAATGAACTGAAATCTATTTACGGCACATTCCCCAAGATGATTATGAGCCGTGGCACATTCGTCAAGAACATCATCGGGTCAAGCGAGTTCGGTGATAAGTTCAAGATGCAGCTTACAGGCAACGAGATGTATATGTCCACCGGGATTATCACTTCGCAACTGGCTTCTGCTATTTTTACGGGTATCGGACTTCCGACTATTGAAATCAAGGAAGATTATGTGGTAGACCAAACAGGTAAGAATATCCCCATTTATGCAGATGGTCGTATTTCCCTGCTTCCGCAGGATAAAATCGGTTATATGCGCTTCCACACTCCTTATGAAGCTGTGGATGGTGTACCGGGACGTAATTACACTCAGGCAGATGGCGATATGCTGATTTCAGGTTACAAGGATGGCAATGGTCGCTATCTGGAATACACAGCCGAATGGATTCCGCAGATTGCGAACCCGAACCTGATTGTGAACTTCGATTTGAGTGAGATGAACGCATGACAGTAAACGATTATATATTACAGAAGTTTCAGACCTTCGGCGTTAACTTGTCGGAGGCTGACCTTTTCGATATATGTCTGAACGCAAAGATAAGCGGAGGGGGTGAGATGAACGAGGATTGCCAAACACGGGTGTCGGTGGCAATTGCGAAGTTCATCCCCTCTCTATTGCTTCGTGCCACTTCCATCAGCGAAAGCGGTTTTTCTATGTCTTGGAACATTCAAGGCATTAAGGATTACTATTCATTTCTGTGTAAACAGTACGGTTTGAAAGACGAACTGGGTAACAAACCTAAAGTGACTTTCTTATGATATTCGCTCCACACATATTGCAGGTAAAA